CTCAATTTCTTTAAGACTTAATTCTTGATCTTGTTGATGATGATATGCTGTAACTAATTTTTCTATAGAGCCAATATTACGTAGAACTTTAAATGCTAAGTTTTCTACACTAAACTCTCCGCCTTGCTCTAACCCATTTTTACGCATTTTAGAAATTTTATCTTTAATGCGTTTAAGTTCGTTGCTATCATTGGATGCAATAGCATCATCAATTTGATGATTTAGATATTCAACTTTAGCATTTACATTACGATCATCGATCTTAGGAGGATTGTAATTGGGTTTTTTAATCCATTTATCTTTTAGTATACTATAAACACCACCACTTACCGGTGCAGCTTTAACATCCTCTACATATAATTCAGCTTCGTGCCCACGTATTGTAATATCGTGATCGTTATTCCAAATTTGTTTTTTTGCTTTATAAAAGGCTCCAGCTAAATCTTCGCATTGTAAATCTGAATAACGTGCAACTACATGGATATCAAAGTCACTAAATTTGGTCCAATTATAATTAGCCATTGATCCTGTTAATACAACGTCAACGACTTTAAAATCTGGTATTTCTAAATAATCAACAAATATTTTTGCAATTTGTAATAACTTATAACGAACTTCATCCCGTAGTTGGCTATTATCCCAGGCAACAGGATTTAATGTTTTGTGATAGGCAACCGTGGCCTTGACATAATCCTGCTCTCTCACTGACTTCTCTTCATCTTGTTCCAGAGTACCTGTCCCAGGTCAATACTTTCTTGTACCGGAGGTTTACCAGCGGCCTGGGCGGCGGCAATTTTTTGCTGTAATACTGCTTGCTCTTCTGGTGTCGGTGCTCCGGCTCTTGCAGCACCTTTAACCTTGACTGGGGCAGCTGGTGCTGTTGCTTGACCGTATGTTGGTCTGACCTTGGCAGGTGTTGTAGTGGCAGGGGCCGCCGGTGCTGTAGTAGCAGGCATTGCTTGTGGTTGATTTGGATTAGTTGGGCTTGCTACATTAACCTTACTAACTGGGGCATTGGCCATAGTGTTAGGCTGTGTGCCACCAAGTTGATTGGCCATTTGACCAAATACTCCAGCCCCACCAGTGGTTGGTGTAGTAGATGGTGTGGTTCCTGCCTTTGCAGCACGAGCCTGACGTTGACGTATAGCATTGGGAGTTTGACTTACTTGACCTTTTACTTTGCCGCCTGTATGTGTCTTTGTTGGCGGAGGAGTTACATCGGGTTCATCTGCATACTTTTTCATAAGTTCAGCATACTTGGGATTAGTTTTCATTAACTCAGCATGTTGGGCATCATCGGCATCTTTTTTAGCTTGTCCTGCTGGGGTAATAGCACCTGTTACTTCATCATAGTTAGGTTCTTTAGCGGCCGCCGGAGTTGTAACAGGATTCTGTGCGACTTGCTGGGCTTGCGGTTGAGCCTCAGTATCTTGGGCATCTGGGGATATACCTGCTTTATAATTAGCTAATGCTCGATTAGCTAATTTCATTATATAAGACTCTGCGGTTTTAGCATCAGTAACTGTTGCAATGCCTGATTCAATTTCTGCTTTTCCAGCTTCGGGATAATTTTTTGTAGCAAAGGCTTTAGCAGCCGCTGGAATATTTGCAGGATCATTACCGTACCCTGCAAGATATTGTTGTAAAAATTTTCTCCATACCGGTAAAACATCTTTATCTAGGTCGCCTGTTTGCATGTCAGGCTGACTAGCAAATGTTCCTTTAATTTTATCCCAAAGACTCGGCTTTGCCTGACCTTGTGTTGAATTAGTATTAGGTGTTGCTGCTGCGGATGCATCTTTTGCCGCAGCAGCTGCCGGAGGCGTAGCTGATGGTTGTGGTGTATTAGATTTAACTGTTGGGGTTACTGTTTTTTGACCGCCACTATAATCTGGTTTACCGGTAGCATCAACAGGAGTTGGTTTAGGCGCAGGACCGGTCACAGCCGGATCAGCTGGTGGTGTAGACTGTGGGGCTCCTGTGCTTGTATTAACCGGCGGAGCTTCTTTAGGACTGCCAGGCAAAGGTACCTTCATATCAGTATATACTTGTTTAACCATATCCTGTGGAACGCCAGCATCTTTTAATACTTTAGCTAAGTCTTCGCTATCTGTTGGACTACCAGCTTTCTTCCAGGCCGATTGTAGTTTGTCTGCTGTTACTTTAGTAGTTAAATTCTTACCTTTGGTCTGTGCCCATTGGCCAACTTTGCCGGCAGCACTCTTAAACATGTCACCAATGCCTTCATTGGTTAGTTGAACGCCACCTAGTGTACGGCCAACACTCTCATTGAGTGCCCATGTATAAACAGTTAACTTACGGTCAACATATTTAGATTCTTTAAACTGGCCAAAGTTTTTAGGAAGTGGATTAGTTTGCATAAGTTGATTCAAGTGGGCAGTTGAGCTAGTAGGTCCTTGTGCTGCTTGGCCGGCGGCCATCATTCTACTCATTTCTGGATTTTGCGAAGGAACATCGTATGTTTGATTTGAATATGAAGTAGTTTTGTATGCCGAGTCTGGCGGCATACCTTGATCTCCACCTTTAAGTGCCTGACCAATTTGGCCAGCACCGTACGCCATTGCACCAGTTTTGGCACCCGAATATGCAGCACTTGAAAACTTCTCACCCTGTAGAAGTTTGTCTGTCATCTTCAACAAACCAAGTGCGGCAGCGCCACCTACGCCAACACCACTAATACCGGCTGCTGCAATAAGTGCCGAATAAATTAAACTTTGTGCAATAGGATGTTCTTTGGCAAACTTGCGATACTTCTCAACATACTTCATTACCCCGGCGTCGCCACCGGTTGCTTGTTTTAGTTTTGCTGCGGCCTGATCATACTTGGCATCAATTCCTTGTACGGGACCAGAATTTTGAATTTTGGTTTTTAAGTCTGTCCATGCTTTGTTTACAGCATCAGCAACATCTTTGCCTTTGCCGATTGCAGTACGATTACCTCCGGCAGCAGTAGTACTTTGTTCAATATTTTGAAATAGTTGTTGTATTTGATCTGCGGTTAGTTCAGCTTCGCAAATTTTACGTCCAGCGTTTTCCCATAATTTTACAGATTTACTTTCTGTTAGAGTTAGGCCTTCGTATAAGTACGATCTATCTTCTTTAATAACACTATTAATCTTCACTACGCATTCTCCTGACACCACGCTTGAATTTTTCTGGCTCTTGGGTACGGATAGAATTGATTAATCTACGTTCCAGCTCTCCTGCTTGCTCGGCATCGTAGTTTTCACGTATATAGTTGATTAGATTGATTGCTCCAGCAATTACGTTGGAGGCACGGCTTTCCACAAGATTCTCACGGTCTTTGTGTACTAACAACGTGTCTAGTTCGTCTAATATGCTACGGGCTCGCTTTTGCAAGATCTGCTCCAGTTTATGTAGTATTTATATGGATTTGATAAAAGGAATCACGTAAAATATGGAACTAAATCAGGAAAGGTTTTACTAAAATTGCAACCTCTACGCTGATCCAATACCCGTATAGCTTGTTTAGTTTTTTCTAATTGCGTGGGACTGAACTTAAATCCTTGCAAAAACTCAGTATACCAACTATCGCTGGTATGATTGTTTAGGCATTTTTGAACTAATTCTCCAGGCATAGCAGTTAATTCGTATTGTCCAAAAGCATTATGCCGAGACAAATCTGTAAAATCTCCCAACCTATTTGTATTAAAGTTTTGCTCTTTCCAATGAGTTATTTCATAATGATGTAACGCATTTAAACAGTTTAATGTCGGTTGTATAGTAAACATTGTATTAACTGGACTATGCTCTTTAAACCAAAACACATTATCTTCAACTTCTGCCCAGCTTGCACCATATCGAATATATTCAAATCTAGGGCCAACATCATCTATACTAAAATAAACTTTAATTAATCGACATTTACTCCATAAATCTAGTACACGTTGATTTACTCTTACTGTACCATTTGTGTTATACCATACATAAATTTTATCTAGACCAAATTTTTTATCTATGTAATTTAATATGATTTCGTGGGTTCTTGTAAGTAAAGGATCTCCGCCATAAAAGTGTATATTATCTAGATTACTTAAATCTAAGTTTTCTAATACTTTTATAATATCTAAATCGTCGAGCCTAATTGGAAATTCTTTTTTAGGTGTTTCAAGTTCTAATCTCCACTGAGTGCTAAGTGACGGGCCACATACTATACATGCAAGATTACAAGTATAATCAAATGATATTTCTAATCCGCGAGGTCCAGATAAGTTTGTTGCTGTTGAATTGTAGTATTCATTTACGCCAGTGCGACGACTAGTGGTGCCATTTCGTTCCATGAATACGCATTGTTGACATCCATTGGATAACTCTTGGTCTTGAGCATTACTTTTTCGCAAATCTATTAGTAACTCATTATTCCATAAATCTTGAGTTAAATCAGTTATTAGATTTTCTTCTTTATACCAACAGCAAGGTGTTACTCTTATGCCATTTTTGTATAATGTTAACGACAAGTTGTTGTGTATATCGCTACAAAAATTCTTCATTCAGACTTTGCCTTTAGACCAGCAAGCATTTGTTTAAGTTTATTGCTTTCAACACTCAACCCCGGGGGTGGTGCTGTGTCTCGTTCTAAATCAAAGCCTTCTCGAGCTTGTGGCAATCCTGTACTTGGATTAAGTGTTGTGGTAGTTTTAATTTGATTTAAAATGCTTGCAGCAGGTTTACCGTAACCGCCAGTTCCACTACTTTCTTGAGCATCTGGGCCTGGGTCAGTAATACGCATAGTTTCAATATTGTACTCTAAGTCAATCTTTTGTCCTACACCTGTACTACTACGAGATTTCATACACTGAATTTGATAACGTCCACGTTCTTTCATAGCGCGGCTTGTAAAGATACCAAACACGTTATCCGCAGTATTAATCTTACTGATACCACCTGCAATATGACTATGATCAAATTCAATTTCTTCTACTGCGCTACGATTTAACTGACTTGCTGTTACAAACAGCACACCTAGTTCTTGCGATAAGTTACGCAATTCTTCTGCTACATATTTGTCTTTGATAAACTGGTCATTTGGATTAACCTTAACTGACACTGGCATTACTAAGTCTAGATAGTCGCACATAACAAAGTCTACCTTGTTATTTGTTTGTATCTGATACTCTTTAATAAAACTACGAATATCATTTACGTTGCTCTGTGCTGGTAATGCTTTGATACGATACTTACCAGCTTTTTTACCTACCATCTTGACTTTGAGTTCTGTAGTGTCGATGTCTTTGCGGATATCTTTTGTACCCATGCTAGTTAACATAGCATCCGTTCTTAATGCTACTAGTTCTTCTGAAAGTTCTAACGATATGTAAACACCACTAAGCCCTGCTTGCAACCAGCTAAGTGCTATGTTCATCATAACTAGGGATTTACCTGACCCAGATCCGCCAGCAAAAATGTTAAGCTCGCCGCGACTGAATCCGCCATATAAGATTTTATCCATACTCGGCCAACCTGTTGACACTTGCCCGCCTGAGTTAAAGTATCGGTCAATACGTGCATGAGGGTCTGCAAAGTAATCTGTACCTAGATCTTTGGTTAACGAAATCTGTACTGCATCTTTAATTAATTTCTCTACAGGATCGTAGTCGCCTTCTTCCAACAAGTCAGCGGCTTTGAGAATAGCTCTGGATAATTCTTCCTTACGACTGAAGCCTTCGAACTCCTTCATAAACCATTCTTGATGCCCTTCAATGGCTGCAGGGATAGGTTTAAGTTCTACTCCGGTCACTGCCTTAATCTGTTCATATGTAGGAAGTGTTTTAAACTCTGTACTGTGGCTGGCAATAAATTTTGCCACGTCACGTAAACTGCGATCAAAGTTTTCGGGATTATAGATATTTTGCACCCGCACATAACTCTGTGCGTCTTGCATCATCATTTCTAAAAATAGCTTTTGTAATTCTGGTGTGTATTCAGTTGCCATAGTTAATTATATATTTTCTTTTTGCGAAGTTCAATTTTTAATTTGTTCGATTGCTTTGCTTCTAATATGCTTTTAATTACAAATAGTTTGCCAAACGCTTCTACAGCACTAGCTACGTCTTTGTGTGTTTCCTGCCATACTGGAAAACTAACCGACCATCCATATTCAACAGCTTTATCTACTAATTTTGCACCTGCCTTATCTGCGTCGGGTACAACAATGACTTCTCTACCTAAGCTATCAATGATGTCTGCTTGTATTTCGTGACATTCGTTACCTAGAATAGCAACACCATCTACTGCCATTGCATCAAACGGACCTTCGACTACGATAACAAACTTAGCATCTCGTAATTGTCGATCTACATTGAATACATAATTGGGCTCGTGGCTGTTATGGTATTTGGGTTTTACATCATCATACACCGCACGGGCTGTATATCCAATGATTTGATTACGCCAAGTAAAGGGAACGATTACACGCTTATTTAAGTTGTACTGTGTTTCCGGAGTCCAATAAAATTCGTACTTGCCTAAATTTACCTGTCGACTAGCAACATATAATACAGAGTTATGAAATTCGTTAGGTACCTCACGATCATCATTTAGTGTATAAAAGTTACTTAGTGCGTGAAAGCTCTGCGCTTCCTCAGGAAGTGGACGTGCTTTAAACTTAATCTCTTCTTGTTCTACTACTTCTACTATTTGTTCGGGTGCAACTAAATCCTTAATACGAATAGCATCAATTACTAGTCGTTTGACAGTTCCTTCGTCTGCACCTAACCAACTTAATAGTTTACGGAACTTGTAGGTTAAGTGACGACCCGGAACATAGCTGGCTTTGAAGTTGCAGTTGAAGCAATGGTAACTGACACCACCATCTGCGTTCATTACCAGGCCGCCACGTCCACGTGTGTCTGCTGATTCGCCATTATGGATGCAACAGGGTGCGTTGAAACTCGTCCAACCCGAACTAGAGTTAGTTTTACGTTTATGCGGTAATATTTGTGTTACTGCGTCGCGAATAGAGTTCAACATTCTGTAAATTATACAGGATGTTTTTGGTTAAGTCAACAGATTAGAACAATCATAAGTTCTTAGTCAATTCTGATATAGCCCCAGCTTACTGTTTGACTAGATCCGCTGGTATTATTGATTCCAAAGTCAAATCTATTGGTGGTTGCACTAGGAGCCGTGCTGCTACGAACTATGGCGTTTCCGGTGCCCGTAAACTGATTGGGTATGCTGGTAAAGTCAATGGGTGTTCCACCACC